TCTACACCTAAGCCTTCGTCGGCAGCGTCAGATGTGTATAAGAGACAGTGAATATTCAATTACTAATTTTATAAACACATGCTAAGAAAAATATTAAATTCGCAAAAAAACCCCCTACCTCTCAATTAAGAGAAGTAGGGTTATTTTATGTATTAGACTTCACGCAATGGACCAGCATACAGCCAGATTTTACGACCTCCGACATTTGCCTGCACTGAATTTGTAGGTTTATCCACCGCAAGCACCTTAAATTTCTTGTCACATTTCCAGTAATCACCTACGCTGAAAACTTGCGACTTCGTTTTCTTACCGTTCTTATCGCATTTTGTAAGCGGTCCTGCCTGAATGGAATTACCGCCGTTACCGGTCATTTCCTCGCACCAGATGCTATCCATGTTGGCCAATACCTGGTCTACGCTATGCACTCCTGGAATGACGAAGTATTCTCCTTTATGCAAAATCTGATCAGGCTGTGCCGGTTTCGCAGGCTTGGAAGGTTTATTCTGCGCTGCAGGCTTGTTTCCTGGTTTCTGCTCTGTGCTGTTTGCTTTCAGCTGGAAGCCTTCAGCAATGCCGTCTACAATGCCCTGTGCCACGGATTCCTTGTTTGCCTGGTATTCGGCCATGTCAGCCTTATTGTCGATGAAGCAGGTCTCTAATAATGCTGAGCTGATGCCTAAACACTTGCATGTATAAATCACTAGCCAGTTTGTCACCTTGACACCGGAGCCACCACGCTTCACGAAGTGCTTTCCCAACTTGTTCATGATTGCCTGTTCTACATCGGTATACTGCTCACTGTCTGTTACAAATATTTCTGTTCCGTGTCCGGATCCATTGAATGCGTTAAAATGTACTTCCAGCACATAATCATACTTTCCGATTTTGAATGTACCGTTCTGCACATCATAGAATGCGCTGCGGTTTTCGTTGTACACATCCACAGTTGCATATTTTCTCAGTTTCGGTGCGATCAGGTTGACCAGCTCTCTGGTAAGATTAGCTTCTTTGTATCCACAGCCGGAAGCTCCTGGATCACCTGCACCGTGTCCTGCAATAAGTAAAATTTTCATAACTAATTTTCCTCCTGTACCTGTTTAGGTAATTTGTGTACTGTTCGTAGCATGACCTCGACTGTCCCATTTCCGCCGAGCGCTTTGTATGGTTTGTTTAAATATTCTAATTCTTCAAGATCATCGGCATTGATACGGTTATTTCGGATATGATATTCACATTTCTGGATGATGCGGTCATGCAACAATGCCTTGATGCCGTTTCGTAGAGCCATGATTTGGATGATTAGATAACTTGATAGAGACACCAAAAAGCAAAGAATCACCCAATAGTCTTTTGTAAATTGTAACAACTCCATGTACTACTCCTTTGTATCCACCGCAGCTGCAACCTCAGAGGGCTTACCGTTTAAAATATTGATAAACGTACTGTATGCATCCTTGATATAGCGCCATGCTGCTACGCCGATTGTGGCGGCAATCATAGCCACAGTAATGAGGTCATGCACCTGCTCATTGATATCCGGCACATACTGTGTAAGCAGCGTTGTGGCTGCATCTACGGCGGTAACCATCAGCATAGTACCAATGACCAGCACCAAGGCTTTTTTAACTCCCTGCCACAGCCGTTTAGCGTCAAAGTGCTCTCCTGTGATGTTAATGTTGTGGTAAAGGCTCAGCACCACGTTAGATGCAAAAGCCAGTAGTAAAATAGCGTAGCAGACCAGTACCATGCTGAGGTCTGCCAGTAAAACAGTGTAAAGCATATCCATGTTTCTTCTCCTTCCGCCTGTTAAGGCATATTTAAAGAGAGCCTATGTGCGGCTCTCTAATTGCTGTATTCTGTATTGTAACTGCGATATCTCGAAGTCTCGTTTTTGCAGCTCCTGCTGAAAATTTTGTGTACTCTGTAAATAATTTTGTTCAGCACAAACAATTTTTGCATCCAATTCTTGCACTGCTTTAGAGATATACGGTATGACAACTTCCGGATTTATCGCTAGTGTACCACCCAAATTCTCGACAAGCTGCGGATCTATTTCTTGGAGATTTTGTGCTATATAGCCTATTGATCTTCGTAATCCTGTCTTTTTAAAGACGAAGGATTCATGCTTAAATCTCCTTATTGCATCAAGTCCACATACATCAGTATCCATAATATTTGCTTTAAGTTTAGCATCAGATACCCATGATGTTTTGCAATAATAATCTGCTCCTGTGACATCTTCGTATTGCAGATAATCAGTGCTGCTATCAGGATGACCATGATATATTTGTCTAATATTGCGGAAACCTCCTCCAGTAACATTAGAAACGACCACATAACCTTTTCCATTTTTAGGCTGAACCGGAAAGTTCGATGACCCTAAAAATATATGCCGCTCCGTCCAACCTGATGGATTTAAGCCAAAATTCAGTGTGTACCATGATGCACCGCTATTACCGTCAATATCTGTTTGTCCCAATGATAAAAACTTTGCACCAGTATCAGCCGATAGTAATATACCTCTGCTGGTACTGCTAGTGTAAGATGATGCTATTCCTCCACAATGATTACTGTTAATAAACAAATCCATGCGGCCATTACCTATTACTACCTTTGTATTTTCTGTTCCAAGACTTGTAAATGATCCCGTCAATAATGCATTATCAGCTTTTAACTTTCCTTCATGCGTCACATAAAATGGAGCACCTGTCATAGATTCTGCTGTGCTTCCTGCATAAAAAGCATACGTCCCGGCACTTTGCATTACAGTATATTTACCATTGTTTTGTGCACTCAATCTTAATGCTCCGATGTCAAACCCGCCAATCTTACCAGATGTGGCAGTGACCGTCCCAGTCATAGTTAGATTTCCGTTTGTATCGCCATACAGTACCCTACTCCCAGCATTGTTATAAATGGATAATGCTCCATTATTTACACGTAATCCTCCAGAATTGATCACAACACTCATATTGCCTGTCACTTCTGATTGAGCAGGCGCCCAGTAAGATGGATCAATAGCTGAATTAGCTTCGCATAGGAAAGGTCTATTAAAAGCTATGCGTCCTTTGAAGTCTCTACCATAAAGATATACTCTTACATATTCTATTTCTTTATCTTCAACCTCTACAAACTTGCCTACCCGCACCCATTTATGGGATGTATCTCTGACAGACCCTGAACTTCTGGTGCCATCGGTATAATATATATTGATAATATAAGTTGCAAGTGGATTTGTAGGCCCAGCCACATAATCGGAATTTGTCAAAAATTCAGTGGACATATAAAATCCTTTTACCTTACGTCCTATGTCTATACGTTGAAACCAGTTACTGTTCGCAGTTCCATCAAATGCACTTGATTCCAACCAAAGCGCACGCCCTGTACTGCTTCCCCATGTCATCGCTCTGCCGCCTGTACATGTCGACGCTAATGATTTGTTCCAACAAGCTGTATCATTTGTAAAATCAGAATTCTCTATGAGATTTATTCGATTATATGATTCCTTGATACTCACTGATAAACTGTCTACCTTTTGCGTGATCGTTGAGCTCATACTATTCACAATATCCTTGGTAGCATATGTATCACTTACCGTTGTTTTAAATCCGTTAACATCAGCAACCAAAGAGCTAAGTTTAGATGATGTACTCGATGCTGTGGATTCAACCGCTGATATCCTGCCGCTAAAGCCATCAACTGTCTGCTCTAATTGAGTTTGTTTTGAAGTGACACTTGTCAGCGTGGAGGTATGCTCACCAACCGTACTGTTAATGCCTGATACAGTCTGTGTGAGGCTGCTGTAATTGGTCTGTAAGGTTGACACATCGCCCTTAGCTAGCGACATGTCAGTAATCAATGATGAGATTTTGCCTTGCTCCACAGACAACGCCGTGCTCAGCGTGCTTATGTCACCGATGATGGTGTTATACACGACGGACAGAGACTGGTTAGCTCCATCCACCAAAATATGGCTAGACTTTATCACCTCTGTACCGTCGTTAATCTCTTTTACCAATGATGTGATGTTGATTTTATCTCCCGATATGTTGGCATTATCGGCCACCATGCTATCCACGATAATTGGTCGTTGAATACCAGATGCAGTTATGCCGGCTGCATCAAACATCAGCTTCCCGGCGGCATCCCAGACATACATGTTGTAGTCTCCGGATGCATCTTTGCCAATTTGTACTCTTGGCCTTGTGATATCTTTTATCTGGAGGGTTTCGCCGTATATATCTAACCGTCCGGACTGTGATTTAAAGTGTATACTGCTAGCATCAATCGTACCGGCAGTTACTTTATCAGCTGCTACGCTGTCAATCATGGCCGACTTTATCAACGCGTTGGATATCGTTGTGTTGTCAGCATTTAAGACTATAGTCTGTGTGCTGCCTGCCGTTACACTGCCTGCGAGCAGGGTGTTGACACGCTCCAAATCAACATCCAGTACGTGCACCTCGGCTTTGGTGGCATATAGGTCCTGCACGTACTCTTTAGATACGTAGGATGTCTCTATGATTGCTACCTTTGCAGTAAGCTCTGTGACGTCCAGATTTTCAATTTCTGCATCTAAGGCCGTAAGCTTTTTGTTGACCTCCAGGTAATTGGTATTGATAGTCTCAAACTCGCCTTCAAAGGCCGTAATCTTATCGGTGATGACTTGCTTTGTGCTTACGAGGTCAGAGTAAGTCCTGTCCACTTTTGTTTGTAGAGGACCTTTATAGCCTGTATCCTGCTCCTGCTCAGTCTTGCCTTTAGATTGTATGGTGCCGTAAAATCCACCGTCACAATTAAACTCATAGTCCATGAGAGGGATAGCGTAAACGTTGCCCGCATTATCCATTACACGTACGAGGTCGCCCGCCTCAACGTCAGGTTGAGCCATACGCCAGTTAAGTTTAGCAGCTCTGTACGTAAAGCCCTTTATTCGGTTATGCAGGACAGCAATACGCTCCTGGGTCATACCCGGACAGCTAAAATAGATGCCTACACCAGTTCCTGCGGATACAGAGTGCTCTTCGTCGATTGTACAATCCAACCGGTTGATAAAAGTATCTTCCTCATCCATTTCCAGCGGATCAGCAAATCGACTCGGGGATATAGTAAGACCTGCGTCGGTATACCATACCAGCCTGAGCTTACCGTCTTTATCCATAATAGCATTTTTACCACAGTATGCAGCAAGTACACTTATAGCCTCAATGATGGTAAGCCCCTGCAGGCTATCGACTTTGTAGATAACATCATCCGCCCCGCCTGCATACTCAATACCTATCTTTTTACATTGCTCCTGCAGGATGACCGCAATTTTTTGATTGCCGGATAGCGCAGTAAAAAATCCTTTATAGCAAAGGGCGAAGTTATCATATGCGGTAAGCTTTATAAACTCACCAGATCGTACCGGCTTTTCAAGGTTATAGACACCTTTTTTTATCCACTCCACCGTACCATCGTCCAGCTCTAAACCAATATACGGTATTGCTTGACGTCCTTTAAGGATAGTGTTTTTAGGCACGTCTGTGAGGATAAACTCAATATAAGATGACACAGCATCCCCAAACGTGATTTGTTCGGATGAGTTTGTGCCGCCTTTAAGCTTAAAGCTCTTTATGCCAGTATACGCAGTACCTGCAATGTCGATTTTCAGCCGGAAGTGGCGGCCAGATTTGGATATCGCTGTTTTATACTTATCGGATGTGGTTATCATTGTACCACCTCCTTGTGCTAATCTTCGATTTTAAGCATAAATTCCACTGATTCAAGCTCATTAGCTGTCAGCTCCACGCGATCCAATTCGTCGAGGGTAAGCTGGCGCACGTCAATTTCTTCCTCTAATTCCAAGAGCTCCTTATATTCATCAAAATACTTCTTGCGAGCTGTTAAGTCATCATCTGGTATAGAGTAATTGCCGTTTTTCTCGACACCATATTTTTTGATTAAATCCGTGCGCTGCTCCTCTAAAAATACAGCCTGCTTTTTCACGGATTCCAGCGTCTTTTTGATATGGTATGACTGCTTTACAGGCAAAGCGGTATTGAGCATCTTGCCAAGTGCTGGCTGTGCGTCTACGATCTGTTTATTTTTAAGCTGCATCCTTATTACCTCCTGCCAGTTCCGCGATGATTGCATCCTGCTCCGTATAAATCTCATCCTCTGCTTCGGCTTCTGCAGCTCTTATCTCTGTGCGATTAGCTTTATAGAGAGTCTGATTGCTGATGTAATGCGTCAGATTTGCATTTTCCGGGTTGCTGGTATTGATTACAGCCTTTACCTGCTCGACCTGTACGTTGTCTACCTCAATATTTTTTGTTATCTCAATGTTTTTGTTTGATTTTGTAATTACTGCCATAATATCCTCCTTATTGCTGTATTATTTTTACAGTCGCTTTTTTGTACCAATAGATGCCATCACCTAAGAGCCCTATGTGCTCCTCGTTGATTGTGCCCCGGTATGATGTTATCGAGAGGCTCGCACCTCCACCACCGTTAAAAACAAAAGGGAAGAACCCTGCAATCAGATTTTTTCTGATTTTAGCCATTTCAGACTCTTGGAGCACTCCCCATTCAATCGTTACCGTTTTTTTCTCGGCCACGACGTCACCAGCCATAGCGCCGCTTGACGTACGTCCGGTGTTACTCGACCATATGATCTCGTTGTCAATTTTTATTACGGTAGGCGCAGGTAGCGCCACACCGTTTGCCGTGAGTATTGCCATACCCGCACCTCCTACATATCTATAGGACACTTACCATTTTTGCGAGTATCCTTGTTTACATTATCAACGACTTTTTTCGTTACTTTTTGATCGTCAATATAAACATCAGTATCTTTATTCCTGATTTCTTCCTTAACCTCATCAAATTTCTGCTTCAAACCTCTCACTTCTTCAATGAGGTCCTTCATGGTTGTTTTATCTGTATCACTTTGAGACTCCTTCCATTCATGCTGCACATTCAAGCTACGCTCGCCTGCAAACGCGATCGTCGGCTCCTGTAGTGCTGCCTGCATAGCTCCTGACATGGATTGAGATAAGCTCTTGACCTGTCCTATAAACCTTGGTGTGCTTGCTGCCAGAGTCTTACCGAGCCCCTCCATCATATGTGGCATCCATTGCTCATACTCTCGCAGAGGTCCAGTATCTGGTCGTGTAAAGTGTAGCCATGATGCTACAAGATTAGCAGCATTTTTAACTTGACCGGCCACTTTCCACATATTCTCTGATATTCCGTTTGCAAACCCCGAAATCATGTCGCCGCCCCAAACCTTAGAGCTGCCACCAAGACCGCTCAGCCACGATGTAGCCTTGCCGACACATGACTGCACAGTGGATTTGACATTCACTGCCCCAGAACCTTTTTTGAATTTGTCCATCATGTTTTTGGCCTTGTCATACATTTCGTTATACATGGTTTTGGCAATCCATTTTGTTGTATCACTCAGATTGCTAGTAACGGATGATTTCATCCCTTTACTGTTCGTATCAACAGTATTTTTGGAATCCTTAAATGTGCGTGAAATATCATTTTTGATAGAGCCGCACTTGTCAGACATAAAGGTGACCAGAGGTCCCCATGCATTTTTGGTATCGTTACTCATTCCGCGATTTGCGCCAATAAGAGAGTCTCTTGCGGAGTTAAAATTATGTTCTATAGCTTTTCCGGCTTTTTCTGAATTGACACTTACATCATTTCTTACGGTGTCGATGGAGTCTGCCACTACGCCCTTTATACTCCCCCAAGCGCTTTCCGTGTTCTTGTCAGATCCGTTCCACACTTCGCTGATTTTATCTCCAATTTTTCCAAAGATATCGCTTGCTCCTTTTTTAAGGTCTGACCATGTATCACTTAAGTTTTTTGATATTTTGCCCCACTTTTCGGACGTCCATTTTTTTACGTCATCCCATTTCTCGCCAACCCATTTTGCTACATTTTTCGCCGCTTTCTTGATATCGTCCCAATGTGTTACAATCAATGCAACACCAGCCGCTACTCCTCCAATTAGCAAACCTGTCGGCGAGAAAACTACCGAGCCAATGCTAGATAGTATAGGCCCTGCCTTGGCAACAATTCCTGTTACTCCTGAAACAATTTTCCCTAAACCGCCTGACCCTAATAATGTTTGTACTCCACTTGCTACTTTTGGCAATACATCTTTTAAGATACCGGTTCCTAGAGATGCTAAAGATTTCAAACCACCTGATACAAAATTCAAAGCTGCACCTTTTAGATCAATCATTGAAAACACTGATTTCAAGCCCTTAATTCCTGCTAATAACGCTAAAAATACAGTTCCTGAGCCAGAATTGAAAAGACTTGTAATAACTCCACTAAATGCTTCCCATATAGCGCTTCCAACTTTAGAAATAATACCCCACCAATCAATATTCGAAAGGAATGTTCCAATACTTTTTCCGATTTGCCCCCAGTCGATCCCCTGTAGCGCTGTAAGTAGCGTATCAAGGATACCCAACGCTGCATCACTGAGTGTCATTCCAAAATCAGCCCAATTTATATTACTAAAGAAGGCATTTATACTCTTGGCTATGGTATCGCCCAGCTTCGTCCAATTGATATTTTCAACAAACGTGTGTACCGAGCTAATCGCTCCACTCAAACCTTTCCCAAGAGATTCCGTAAATTTTGGTAAATCAACACTGTACACAAGACCCATTACTCCATCAGCCAGAGCCTTACCGATAGCAGGCCAGTCCGCAGTTGTCACAAATCCATATAGAGCATCAATATGCGCTTGCAAAAATGACCCAATCGTATGCCCAAGCTTATCCCAGTCAACGCTGTACACAAGACCGTTAAGCCCCTGAGCTAATGCTTTACCTATCCGCTCCCAGTTAATACCAGTAAACAACAAATATAACGTATTTACGATAGTGTTGATTCCGGTGCCAAACATCCGCCCGATATTTTCCCAATTTATCGTATCAATCAAACTGTTAAAGAGCTCACAAAATCCATCGCAAAACTCTGTGATGGATTTGCCTAAGTTATCCCACGATATCCACTTTGTAAATGATGCTACAGCCTTATTGACCTGCTGACCTATGAGCTTACCGATACCGTCATAGTCACCCTTAGCCCACAGGTCTTTGAGCTGCTTTACCCATTTTTTGATAGGTCCGTCATCGACATCAGTCGGTGTGTAGACCGGCATATCACTACCGCCACCGCCTCCGCCGCCAGAGCCGGCAGAAGTATCCGCATCATCCAGCTTGTTGATCTCATCGAATCCCATTAGTGACCTACGAGCTTTTTCCGACGCTTTGGCCGCTTTGTCAGCCGAGGAGCCGTATGCACCCATTGCATCCTTTGCTGCATAGATACCGGACGTTGCCTGCTTTGTTGTTGACATGGACTTACCAAATAGCGCAGACATAAAAGCCGCTATATAACCCGTCACCGTGGCCAACGCCGACATAAGCGCATTTAAAGCGGGCATGATTGCCTGAAAGATAGGCGTAAATGCTGTGGCCAGATTAGAGCGTATCTGATTTAAACTGTTTGCAAACGCAGTATTTGTCATAAGGGTAGCCCCAATGTTTTGAGCGAGTGCCATAATGCCTCGGCTCACTAGGGGGAATATCAGCGAGAAAATCGTAAACGACTTAATCAGCTGACCTACGCCCATATGAGCGCGCCCCATACCGTTAGAGGCCTTTTTACCGGCTGACCCTATACCAAGTAATCGGCTTGCAAAAGACGCCGCATGCTGTCCTGCTGATTTTAGACCATTACTAAACTTATGCAATGCTGACGAGGCTAAGCGCTTTGTAAATTGCACGACAGCACTGCCTGCTGCTCTAGCTACCCCGGACGTCGCCCCCATCTGTCTATTCATCGCGCTAAGAGTGATGTTTGACCGTGCTGCAGCGTCTTGTAGCTTAGCAATCTGCATATCAAGACTCATTACCTGCTTATCCAAGGCTCCCTCTGCTTGTGCTCCCATGTTAGGCTTATAGGATTCCAGCAGCGTTTTCCGCTGTGCTTGTTTAGCGAGTATCTGATTGTCGTACATATCCATCATGTTTTCGAGCTCGGCATATTTTTGCTTGAACATATCTGTGTTAAATTGAGGGTCAAACTTTATTTTAGGTTTGCGGATACTGACTTTCGGAGGTCCCCTCACGCTGGGGCCTTGTGATGCTGCTGCGCTTGGCTCTGTATCGCTTTGAGCCTTCTGATATGGCATCTGTACACCAGACATTTGTTTGACCATGCCTGCCATCTGCTCAACAAAGGCTTGCATTTCAAGCTTTGTGCGATCGAGTGTAGCCTTTACGGATTCATTCATTTTGTCTAAACTGGCCACAAGAGATTTCCGCAGGTTTTTAAACATATCCCCGCTCATAGCGTCTACCTGCTTGCGTATCCGGTCAGCTATCTTACTCGACTCTGCCTGTATGTCCTTGTCAAGGTCTGATTTTATCTCCAGATCCATTTGTATAGACCCTGCACTTGTTGCTCCCACATCATCACCTGCCTTTCTAAAAATAAAAAGGCTATGCTGCCATAGACTTAAACATAGCCTTCATTTGCTTCATAACTTCGTTTTTATTTGACTGTTTCAGCACCTGCTGCATTTGACGGTTACGCCATATATTACGGATACGATGCTGTTCTGGTGTAAAATGCTGCAAGATATCGTCATCATCCTCAGAACGTATTTTGATTATTTGACCTAGCGGCGTTTCCGGCATAATTCCCGATAGTAGAGTTACAAACTCACGCCACTCCATGTCATCATCGCCGACAGCAAATAAATCCTTGGATGGGTACTGCATAGCGAATGATGCTTCAATCAAATCCCAGTCCTCAAATATATCATACCAATGGTCAGTTACTTTTTTTCTGTCTTTTCCTCTTTTTCAAAGCCTGTATCTTCGTCTCCGATTGCGGCCATGATGACCTCAATGATATCCTGAACAACCGCAAAGGTGTAATCTTGCTCAGCAATGTAAGCAGCCGCTTCTTCGCCGAGCCCCATCTTTATGATATGGTCCATCATCTCCATATCTTTTACAGGGTCTGATTCTTCCTTTCCTCTTTTTTCCGTTTTCCGGATATACGCCATCATGCACAAGACATTAGTCTTTTTCGTGTTGATCGGATACTTGTGCTCATCATCTAATACCACTGTTGGCTTTTCATTACGACGTTTTAAACGCTCAATGATATTGTATTCTCGTGCCATAACTTACCTCCTAAGACCCAGCAGGTGCACTAGGCGCCTCTGTAAATACAGGTTTACCATCAACGATCATGTCAAACTCCAATGGAGCTACGTCCTGCGCCTCGCCGCCAAGGAATGACTTAACATCAATAACGCAATTAAACTCCAACTTTGAACCGTCTGGAAAATCCACAGATGCTTTCGTTGTACAGTCCAGACCATCCTTAAAAGTAGTAGACGAAATATAGTCGCTTCCCGGATCACCGACATTACGCTTTCCTTTCAAAGAGATTGTTAACCCTTTTCCGGTCATCAATGCTCGGCTCCATCCCTCCATATCCAAGGTATTCCACTTCTGCGTATTCCCCTCAACACCCAGTGAGAACGACTCTATATCTTTGATAGTCACCATATCCTCATCTGCGCTTGAAAGTCCTTTGATACCAATTTTAAAGCCCAAATCGAATACGGGAAAAACTCCTGATTTTACTTTTGCCATAAATTACTCCTTTCGCTCATATGTGAGCCATGTTTCAATTACATATTCGTATATCCCGTTTGTGTCAGTTCCAACACTTATGGGTTCGTCGCTCCTCATATCACATTTTATAGCCCGATAATCACCAATAATCGGTTGCTTCCCGTAAAAAAGAGCATGTATGCTTTGTGCTACACGCTCAGTTTCATCCGGGTTTTTTGACCAGTGCACTACAATGGATATGCCTTTCACGGCTGTGCTGGTGTTTTGCAAGCCGCCTATAGCCAGCTTGCCACGATTGCTTGTTAGATTACGCACACATATTGTTTTGCCCTTGGATGCATCATAGACACCTATCTTCCATACATCAGCTGTAACTTGCCCGCTGAGCCAGTCCTTGACGTCTTTTAAAGTCATCATGTGATAACCCCCCCACTTTCTTGCTTTAAAAACTTACAATAGGTATCGATGACCCACTGTTTGCCCTCTCCATCCAGATAGAAGTCCATCCAGTGATCCTGTGCGTTCGGGTTTTTAGTACGCTGAAACGTAGCGTCATCTAAGTTAAAGTACCATCGGCGCGCATATGGTGTGTCAAATACAATACTTGATACTAGCTCTGTATCAATATGCCCATCATCCACAAAACCGCTACGTTCTAGCTCTCCAATGTCTTTTGGTGCTACACCCCGAGATACAATATCTGACAGTATCGCATGTGCCGTGAGCACGAGGGCTCGCTTTTTTGCTTTGTCAAGCTGTGCCATCGCCTCCCGATTGATTTTGACCTTTACGCTCTTAACTCTCATAATAGATCAATCTCCGTGCTGTAGATAACACCTAGCAGTTTTGGCTTTCGCACAGCGTATATCTGCTTCTTTTCTTCACCGATTTGTACAAAGCCTTGGAAAGCCGTTTTGCCCTCCAAGGCCTGTACATCACCGTGTATGATAAGCATACCGCTGAGGGATATCTGTTTGCTGTCTTTGCCGTATACAATCTTTGACTTTTCGTCGTAGATTGCCAATCCGTCGTAGATAACAGTCTCAATAGGTCCCTGGTCCTCTGTGTCCTGCTCCTGATAGACGACAACGTGTGTCGTGGCCTCCCAATCCGGGAAAGGAAAGGGGCTTACGATTACAACACCAGGCATCTTAGTCCTGTATCCTCTAATAGATTGATTATCTCTTGTGTAGTGCTGATACCGCCGTAGGTTACGTTGGCCATCTCGACTTTTGTGCTGCCTGCGCTATAGCCTTTTAGTGGGCTATTGATATATGGACCATACTGCTTGATATAATCAGCCTGCAAGCATACAGCACGTTTTATGAGTTCTTGCTGATAAGGTGATAGATTATCATACCCTTTTCCTTTGATGCGACCAAAACAAAGGTGGTCGATGCTGTACTCCGCATCTTTTAAGGCCTTGGGTAGCTCGTCTTGTGATATGAGGGTACCGCTGTAATTAGCGGTGTAGTATTCAGGTGTTGCATACATGCTATTCACCTGCTTTCTTTTGTTCCTTTTCATACTCCTTGATTCTTTTCTTTAACTGTTGATTTTCTTTTTCCAAAGCAGCATATTCACTGTATGCGATTTTCTTCTTTGGAGAGTATTCCAGCAGTTTTCCATCCTCCCCATAGATATCGTATCCTTCTTCAAGGTATGCATGCTTCTGCTCTTCGGCAATGGTGTACTCTTTATTGTCTTTTAATGCTTTCATGCTTATCCCTCCGCTTCTGCATTGATGATACATCCCTGTTTCAGCAGATCATCCAGCAATGCGAATGTTCCGTTGAAACGTCTGTTCTGATAAAGGTATTTGTCCGCAGTGCGGCTGTCATGACCTGGTGTAAATGCCTTGATATAAGAGTATTTGACGCGGGATACCTGTGCCTCAGGGTCAATCATGATGTAATTGATTTGTTTTCCTGCACTTGCTACCTGGAAGCCTTCTGTGAAGTCAAAAGCAGTCTTTAAGCGGCTTGCCGGCGCAGTCTTAATAGTGCTGATATCATCCAATGAGCGTACACGACGATCAATATTCTTCGCGCCACCAGATACCTCCAAGGTACGCTGGATGCCTTCTGCGTTTTTCAGTTTAGTTTTAAATGCAGGTGTACAGTACATGATAACACGTTCTAAAGGTACTCCTGCTTCTTCCATTGCCTCGATATTTGCGTCAAAATCAGAAAGGATATTTGCGGTTGTGATCGCTGTATTACTGATTTTTGCACCAACACGTTTTGCCTCTGTGTAGAGCTTAGAGAAGGTGTAACAATCTAATTCAGGAATAGCCTGCGTCTTCTCAAAACGTGATTGAATGTTTGCTAAGGAAACAATCTGATTCGTTTCGTCAACATCCATAGGGTCAATCGCGAATTCGATATCGCGATCATGGTCCAATGTCTTTGTTTCAAAGTCGTTACCATAAGAACCTGTGTTAAATGATAACGTCTTACGATTGTGATCTCTATAACCGGATACTGTGATTTTTGGTAATCGGATATCTTTTGTATTGATAATCTGAATGTCCTGATTTGTATTATACAACTCATTAGACATTAGCAAGTGCCCGTACATTTCAATGATACGTGGCCAAAATTGCGTTACATAATTTAATTCTGCCATTTATATAGCCCTCCTATTTTTTCTTTACTCCGAAAATATTGTCAAGTTGATCATCGACACCATTTCCGCCTGCAGTGCCTTGATTCCCTCCGCCAATCTGCTGGAATCCTCCTGCTTGTGTTGTGGACTTGAAATCAGGGAATGCCTTTAAAACTGTTTCAATGGCCGTTTTGATGTTGTCATCGTTCAGCGTACCATCTTCTTTTGTTGCGTTTGCACGGTCTACAAGCTTACTTAAAAATGGTACTTTTTCAGCCTGCACTCCTAGCGTCCCTGCTAATTCTGCGACTTTCGCATCAATCTGTGAGTTCAGGATTTGTGCTTTCAGTTGTGCATTTTCCTGCTGCATAGTCTGGATACGTTGTGCTTCTTCCTGCTGTTTAGTTGCCTGCGCCTGCTTATATTGATTCATTGCTTCACTGGCCTGTTCTGGTGTCAATCCCTGCTGTTTAAAATATCCTTGTAGCACCTTGTCTTCTGTTCCAGCTGAACGTTTTGAAACAACTTCCGCGAGCTTGTCGTAATCAATCTGTTGAGTAGCGGTTCCTTGTGCTCCTGCTTGTGCACCAGCATTGCCACCTTCTCCGTTGCTTCCATTTTCTGCAAAAAGCTGAATATTCAACGGATATCTTAGGTAATTTCTCATTTTTAATTTCCTCCTGTTTATTCGGGTGTGCTCCCCTATCCTTTCGGACATGCACCTTTTAAAGCCTTGTCATGGTTGGGCATAAAAAAGCGAACTATTTACGTCCGCCTTTACCTTTCTTTTTACAAGACATGTTAATCACCTCCTTAACTCTATACCGTCCTTTACTTCAAATGCTTACCAAAATACGGTAGTTTGCGCTTGGGTGGGTCTTTCACGTGCCTTACCTCTCTTTCCGTTCTTCCGCAAAAAATGCAGGTACGCTTTATTTTCAACGTCCTGTACATCAATCTTTTATCACAATACTGGTCTTCTACTATCTCACAATAGCTATATCTGCACATGACTTTTACCAGCTTCTTTTATTTTCTTGTGATAGTGTGCTTGCATGCGGTATAAATCATCACTTTCATCATCATGTGTTTTATAATACTCATCGATCTTATAATCAAGTTCCTGCATGATCTTTTGTTGCTTCTTATTTGCCTTTTCCACGATTTCCCTCCACTAAAAAAGCACCCAATTTATGAGTGCTTAACAACTACTTTATTTTCCATCCGTCAACTGGATTGTAAGTTCTGTCACTTAAATCCACTCTAAAGGAGCGTCTTTTTATATCTTCACAGTCTTTTTGATATTGCTCAAACAGTTTTTGCTGCTCTGGTGTAGCTAATTCAGAAATCCTTTCTCCAAGAATATATCCTTCTTCATCATAAACATCTTCAATAAGATCAAGAATTTCTAAAGGTGGCGCAAATAACATGTCACTTCATCCTCTCTTTCAACAATTCCATAAAAATATATTTTGCATTGGTATCGGAATAATCGGAAAATGCTTCTGCGAAAAATTCACCGTCCCTCGTCATTGATTTTTGTACCGCATATTCACTAAAATACCCAGACACATTATCATTTGAATCTTCTACACCAAGCCTTTTCAATGTTTCGCTTCTTAATTCTGTTGCTAACTGATTTTCCTCAAGATCATTTATAAGTTTCTGCAAAGATACATCCCCGTACGGTTTACCATACTCGAGCTCATTTTTACGTACATAGTAGTCATAATTTAATATATGTCCCATCTCATGTCGTATGATTCCTTCAATACCTGGTTTTTTTGTCCATTTATGCTGCTCATACAGCCTTTTTGTTAAACTGGACGCATTTTCTAGCGTAAGATTTTTATTTATGCCCAATGACACTTTAAGACCTTTATTTTGTATATCAAGCTCAGCTTCTGCAGTGCCTTTATCAATTAGCCTGACTTCGCTAACAATCCCTTTTAAATGCGGGTATTCTTTATAAATTTTTGTAAGTGCTTTATCCACCTCCAGTATAGTACGTTCGTCCAATCCATGCAATGCCTTCTCATCAAAATTATTCAATGCAGACGATAATTTCGTATCAATCCTATGCACTTTCTCCTTGCGTTGGTTGCGCTTAAATTCAGGATGCTCCTCCAAAAAGTCTCTAAGGTTCTTCTGAGCCTGTCTCAGATTAGCTCTTGCCTCTTTTCGGTCTCCATCCTCCACAGTTCCAGCAAGTATCCTTTTACGCTTTCTGATCTCGCGTTCTAGTTGCCGCTGTTTTTGTTCATTGTTGTAATTCTCCAGAGCCTTTTCCGGATCTTGCGGTTTTGGTAGCCTTGTCACGCCCTCAAAGTACGTAGCAAGCGTGTGCCTGCAATTTGGGTGCAGAAGTCCTGCCTTAATAGCATCGGACAGCAGCTTATACTTCTCTTTGTATTTTGCAATGTATTCATCATTGGGATGGCTAAAAACATCATCAATGAGTATTTGTCCCTGCCAAGGCAAACAAAGCTTACAGGCGTTCGCATGGGCTGATACAAAGACCAGATGCACACCTAACTCGTCACGCTTGCTGCCCTCACCGAGTAATGTTGCTCTATGGCTCGCTGTGCGCAATGCCATTTCCGCATAGTCTGCAATATTCACGTATCTTATAATCTCGCCGTTTTTATCTTTATAGGCTATACAGTTAACGCCCTTGGCAAGAAAATCCTCTGTAGCCTTATCGATTGCCTTACCAAGTGATATAGCCCCGCTGGACAGCTGAAACTCAGTCTTAAAGATTGTTTGACGGTACACGTCATCCATCTTGCGATATACAGCTTGTTGCACATCCTCAAAGTCATTTTTTGTTGATTTGATCAGTGCGTCAAGCTTTTTCTTGTTCATGCTGAAAAACTGTTTTTCCTGTGGAGGTTCTTCGCCAGGCAGAGCAGTGCTGACTCCATCCTGCGGCAGTTTAATATCAGCTTTACGCTCTCCTACGCTAAAGTGATTACGTAAGACCTGCTCAATCGCTGCGCTGATTCGCTTTTTAAACCTGTATATGACGCTGGTTGTCTCCTTGCGGTACTCCTGCAAGTTACGCAGTTTAGCCTTTTGCCACATTTCCCAGCTAAATCCGTGCGCCTGTTCTTCAACTTTATGATTGATAAAGTTACGGCGCAGTGATGCCACGAGCTCCATCTCCATTTCCTTGAAGATATCCCTCAGTGCATATGGATCTTTCACTTTCTTTGCCATTATTCACCTTCATAATCTTCTGGTGTAGGTATCGTACCGCCTAAATCATCAAACTCTGATATAACAGGCTCTTGAGTTTCCATGACGCCATTTTCAATACGTAGCCGCTTTATTTCTTCTGCTTTCCATTCCTCATCTTTACTATCACCATACATTTCATCAACCGATGCCTCAACTGACATAATGACTTTGCCTGGTCTTGCTTTAGCAACAGTTTCCACAGTCGCTTCAAACGATGGACTTGCATATTCCCCGAAATTAACTGTAACATCGACATCGTTACCACTCGAATTTTTTGTGTAAGTATCAAATGCCTTGATAACGCAGTTTATTACCTCAGGAAGTGTTTTTTGTATCGCTTCAATGATGATATTTCTTGTATACAACGTGGTTTTTTCTTTTTCTCTCTGTGCTTCCGCATTATCCATCTTTTTTGTATCAATACCTAATGTAGATGGTGATATAACTCCCTGCAAACAGAGGTCTAGGAAAGAAATATAAGATTGTAGATAATTCTCAGAAGGGATGACAGGTTGCGTGACATTGATTTGATTTTCACCTTTTTCCTTCATGTTGCCTTCTATCATCAGGAATCTATCATCATATTGATTGAATTGCAGCATCTGCCCTGTTTCTGGATCACGAGGAATAAGCGCCTCCGGAATATATTGCTTTGTCCTGGCGGCTCTTACAGCATCTACCCACTGGCTGATAATCTCATCCAGCCCGTCAAAGGATGATGTTTTCTTATCAAAAATACTTTCTCCGCGATTCTCCCACTTTGTGCTATCCTTAATCTTGAACGGTACAGCCATTGCAAATCGACCGTAGACTTCATTTTCACCTTTTTCATCCGGCAATTTATAGCCAGCGAAGGCAACATCAATAATGTTAGCTGTTTGAGGGATAGTTGATAATGGCAAAGGATCATCCATGCCCCATTCTGTTAAAACATTTTTGATGTACCCCTTGCCGTAGTGCTCGTAATGAACATAACGCTTGTGTGCGTGCTTATATTCAGTCTTGAATACACATTCCGCAAAACGGCCACGTTCATAGACGATTTCCACCTTATCCCCAGGAACAAACTCTATAATTGGATATTGTGTAAGCTTCTTATCAAATGAGATTTTAAAAGCGCCGTCACCAATGAACAGCGCTTCTTTAATTGCCTTACGTAAAACCTCATTGAAATTGTTATCTTTGCTGATGTTATCCCAATCTATTTGCCGCGCCTCGACCTCGATGCCATTTAAATCGCGTATTACGATATCAGTAAGGACCTGCACCATCAACGAAGGAAGACCTGAATGAATCTTGCGTATCTTTATACGGGGGCTCGCTGCCCAGAAGTATGAATTGTCGCGCTCTAGTTGTTTGTAAAACTCATCAAGTTCTTCTGGATCGCCTCGCATCCATATACGATTTTTTATCGCATTAGACTCAAAGTTAAATGTTTCATTCAGATAATAAATGTTTTTCTGCGCAGGTGTGATATCGAGCCATGCTCTTATCACGTTCTTTGCTTTATTAAATAGTTTCATTGCCCACCTCCTATGGATCGGATGTCTTGATATACTGCACAAATGGCAGCCATCCATACTGACCAGCATTGATTGTATGGTCATTTCTATCTTCTGGCTCGTATTTATCTTCCTGCCAACTGTAAACCTCCAGCTCTCTGATGTGATGTACGCAGTCATCAACAACTAGATAATCACCATGATATATCCACCCTTGCTGCATATGGATACGGTCAATGATGGTTGTTTCTTTCCATGCGTCGTTAAATGTATAAATACACGGGTGAGTCCGCTTATATTTGTATAACTCTGTCAGCGTAGCTTGGTCTGCGCAGTCAACAAATACATTTTTTGCAAATCCCCAATCCTCCCTGTTTCTGTCAAGAAAGTCTATAAGTCTTCTTACAACATCACTTGGCGCAAGCGGTGTATTCAGATCAGCGTTGTTGTATACTTCCTCGTTTAGTATGATGACCTTACCGCATGTTGTAATGCCGATGAACAATAAAGCAATGGTATCCGGACTATTCGCTGAGTACGATGTATCAACGCCAACAGTAAAATACCGATACGTATATTTCTTCGCATCGGCTTTTGATATGACATTTTTACTTCTACTGAAATTCGGGAATACAAGCCCTGTAGCACGACCACGTAGACCAAGAATCTTATTCTTATACATTTTCGTGCCAGGTGCCACTGCCTTTTTCTTTCGCTCAATAGCTTCCTGTGACAATGCAGCATTGTCGTTGAAATTGAAATACCAGTGTACCCACCCTTTTTCTGCAGGCTGATTCAGCATATACAATAATTCCTCTGGATAATCTTTTCTGTATTTTTTCAGAGGTCGTGACCTGTTAAGAAACTCATCATATACAGGAAGAGAAGGATCATCAGGGTTTGAAGTCGTCATCATGTAAACACAGCGGTGGGATATCTCACGCAAAAACTCCATATCAGCAATGTTTACCTCATCAACATACACACATCCTACTTGACCACCAAGCACTTTCTGCCACCGCTTTTTATTGTCATATCCACATATGTAAATGATCTTAGTGCCTTTGTTTGTTTGATACTCAATATGAGGCAATCTGATTTTACGTTTACCGGATGGATAGTACTCTGCTACTCCGTCGAATTGATCGAGCAGCATCCGCTCTCCATTTATGACGTTTTTTTCCACTGTACCTAGATCAGCACCAGCGATAACATGAAACCTTATGCCGCTATTTGCAACCTTACACATGAATTTGAAAATGCCGACGGTTGTTTTACCACAGGCTGTAACACCTTCCAGAAATTCTCGCTCAGTGTCTAAGCGAAGGAAATCCTTGAACTTAGGCGATAGTAATAACATTGGTTGTGTCATACGTCATCATCTCCAAGTGGTTGCATTTGATCTACAATACCAGTGATAGCATCCATTTTGTTCTGTACGCTCTCATCAGGAATATCATTGCTATCTGCTTTCAACTTATCCGTCTGTGCTCTTAACTGCTCGATCTGTGCTTTCTGCAAGTCTGTAGCCCATCCCATATGGTCAGATAGCCATTGCAACGCCTTCATGCGGTCCGGAAGCTTAATAGATGCGCCATCCTTCCCCTGCTTGGCTTCGCCTATGAGAGTACCGTCTACAGTTGTGTGATGTCGGAAGTGTACGAAGTTCTTGCTCACAACATCCCCGCTGTCTGCATCAATTTGATCAGAACCAAATTCAAGGAAATCTGTTATGTCCGCAAAGGCAATATCCATGTACTTCTGGAAGATATCTTCTTTTGTGAGCATGGACCGTGCATAGCGCTCTTTTTTGAGCCGCATGATTTCATCTTTTATCTTTGGGTTTCCTAGGGTCTTGCTTCCTTCACACATTGCTGTTTGATATGAGCAATCATATGCTTTCTTGTACGCTGATGTTGCGTTGAATGACTTTGAGTAATACAAACAAAAAAGGCGCTGTTTCTCGGTCAGTTCTTCATTGTTCAGTGTTTCTATTTCCTCCGGCAGCAACTCTGTTTCAGGCGGCCCTTTGTCTTTATCTGCATCTGCAACCAAAGTTGCAACTTTTTTCTTGTTTGGTTGCAACTTTTCTTTCTTCCATGCTCTGGATGCTAATGACTTTATAGAGGATTCTTTTATACCGGTTATCTCAGATATTTCTCGGTACTTCTTGCCTTGCAGCCATAGCTCTTTTGCCTGCTGCTTGGTTTCTTCATCAATAACCGCCATATGATCTCTCCTTTCATTTCGCTTTATTATAATTCCAATGACTGCTTGTACTGTATCCTACTGTGTTTTCAGTCCGCCTGCGTGCGTTTTCTGCGTCCAGTGCCTTACGCTCTGCCTTATACCATTCGCACGCTCCGTGGCATCCTGGATGGCGTTTAGGGCAGTCTTTACATACTGTAATCATAAACTACACCTCTATTTCACCAGACATTAGCTTTTCAAGCAGTACGTCTCTCAACTCGGCTAAAAGTATATTTTGCTTGTTGTTAAGATACATAATATGAGCTTTCCAACTGTTGATAATCTGCATAATCAACTCTGATGCAATCTCCTTGTCTTGCTGTTCGATCTTGATTTCGTTTTTATTCTTGCTGACACGTATAAAGTGTTCTTCGTCAACTGCTATTCCTAGATGTTTGACTGATTCATTCCATTCTCGCATCATCTTATTACTTCGTTCTTGCAATTCGTATATATCATACATGCCGATGCCTTTCGCAAGTGATTCATTGATTGTAATTTTGGTTACATTCTTGTCTCTTACATTATTATTTATGTCATTGACAATATCTTTGATATCACGGTGGATTGTTTTATATGCAATGTCTATATATCTGCTTGGCATCAATATGTAATCCAATGATTCGATGTCTTTTATAGATGGGTGACTATAAAATTCTGTAATCGGATCAGCGGCTTTTATGGCATCCAGACATCGCTTGATGTTATTTGGAGTAAAGACATTGAACTCTTTTTTATACACTCTGTTTGTGTGCGAATTACTGCCGTATTGCCCTTTTTGTTCTCTTACTTCCTGTGCGCATTGTTGGCGCATGTCAACCATATGCACTTTGTTGCCTTTTCTCTTTTTGTCCAGGATAACGATACACGTAGGTATGGATGTTGACACAAACATTCTATCTGGCAAGGTAATAACCGTATCTATGATATTACCGTTTACCATCTCTTTTCGGATACCTTGTTCTGGTCCTCCTGCACTTAATACTCCATTTGGCAGTATAAAAGCGCATCGTTCTGCCTTGTTTAATGCGTTTAGCATAAAAGCATAATTCGCGTTGTTTTCTGGCGGTACTCCATACTCCGCAAATCTATTGTCGAATGCCGCGAACATTGGATGCTGCCATTTGATGTTATATGGCGGATTACTGATGCATCCGCTTATGTTACTGTAATCGACATCGAGACGGTCTATTTCTGATACCATCGAAAACCTTTCACCTTTTGTTAATTTATAACAGTGGTATGTCTCGTCAGCTAAAATATCCTTTCGCACTACATATCCTTTGATATTCCGCACCGACAAATTAAACAATAGATACGGCATGACATTTTCGTCCAATTCTTCACAGATAAATTCTGTATCCGGATGTTGCGACCAATACTGTATTGTCAACGATCCGCTTCCTGCGCATTGATCATATACTTTGCTGCATTCACCCAATAACTGGCATAATAAAACACCGATTGTTTTCGGTGTGTAGTCTTGTTTCTTATCTTCTCTGTCTGCCTCGTAGTATTGGTATATCATTTGCAGCCAATCTGTTTTTAAATCACCTACAATATCCACGAATGACTTATGGTATTTGAAATCGTTGTTTATTGAAACATCTATAAGACGATCAGTTAGTTGCTTTGTGTCATTGGCATTAAAAAGCGTTTTGATTTTATTCAATAATTCCGTTAGTTCCATGTCATCATTCCTTTCGGGTATATAAAAAGCACGTTTTCTCCTGTATCCCTTATAACGGGCAGTTCTACGTGCTTTGTTTAACAGGCTCTCGGTTAATAGCATACGTCTATGCATCCTTGGCCTCTATAGAGTTATCTGTGCCACATTGTTAAGAGGTGCGATAACTACGTTTTGATTTTAAAGCGCCATTTTTTTATGTCTATCTCCATGAGTGCGCCGTCTCATCATAGTCCCACTCGTTTCCTGCGGGAGAGCCTTGTTTTTAACGGTTAACGCAGGTCATATTTAAACCACCTATCTCATTGTTTTTATAATGGTGTTACCACAGACAGGAAGACTACTCACCCTAATCTACAGATGATACATGGATGGGGGGAATCGTCTGTAGATTACGGCAGGCATCTTATGATGCCGCGTAAGTAAATCCAAAGGGGAAAGTGAAGCACAAGGAAGAGGATTACGCCTCATCCCCCGTACTTCCACGCTATCATTATATCATGTCAAGCCTATCCTAAGACGGTACACTTTTACAAAATATTGCTATTTCTTGTGTATATACGGTTGATAGCTCGCTTTGTATATTTGTTCACTGTATCTATTGAGAATCCGGTTTCACGCGCCGCTTCACGTAAGTTGTCACATTGATACTTCATCACATATACCGAAATCACCTTGCATCTGTCTCTTATACACATCTGACGCTGCCGACGAAGGCTTAGGTGTAG